TAGGAGCACCGAAACCAGGACCAGTAAATCCTGAAGTAACACCACTAAACGAAGTATCAACTGAACCATTATCATTCAATCTAATAATACAAGCAACATTAGTTCCATTATAACCTGTGAAAGAACCACCAACTACAATCTTACCATTACTATCTTGTATTACTGTAGAGCCACCACCCCCTGTAAATCCACTACCAATATTGAAGGTTGTATCTCTAAATCCATTAGGGTTAATTCTTGTTATATTATTTTGTGATACTCCACTATAGGCTGTAAATCCACCAACTAATATTACTTTTCCGTCGTTTTGTACTTCTACGTCTTCAACATTAGAACCTGATATTAAAGCGGTATTGAATGGAGAACCTACTATTTGTCCCGTAGTGAAATCTAATGCTGTAAATTGATTTATTATCGTTCCGTTATACACTTGTAAATTACTTCCTCCAACGTATAATCTATTCCTACTAAAATCGGCTGCCATTCCTCTAATATTAGCGAATGATGTACTAAACCCTGTTCCACTTGAAGGGAAACATATACAAGGGGTAGGCGTCATCGTAGGGGTTGGCGTGCTCGTAGAAGTGTTTGTAGGGGTGTTCGTATTCGTAGGGGTCATCGTATTTGTAGGGGTCATCGTAGGAGTCGAAGTCATAGTAGTAGTCGGGGTGGGCGTAGGAGTAGAAGGTACGCATTCTCCCGAAAAAATCGGGTTCTCACAAGTTATAATAGGGAAATCTAAATCCATACAGATACAATCTCCGTAGTTTAGAGTATAGGCTTGAACTATCCCGTCGCAAGTCGTACCTGAAACGTAAGCACTTCCTCCGAAATCATTATCGTTGCAGAAATTATAACAATTATATCCGTAAACACTCATACTAATAAATATATTTTTTTAGAAGGAACAGCCGAAACAATCTAATTCGTCCGTACAACTCGTCGGTATTAAACAAGGTACGTAAGTTATGCCAGGGTCGGCGGTTATAGTACTTCCATTAGTTATACAGAAATATCTAACTCTTCCCGCTCCTATAGTTATAATCGTAGATACGGGGTCTCCGCAGTTAGTTATTTCAACGTCTCCATCCGAACCCGTTTCATTTAAGAAGAACCAACATTCACAACTATACGCAGGAGTATTAGAAGGCGTCGGAGTCATCGTCGTCGTGGGAGTCGGCGTAACAGGGGTCGAACTAGGGGTAGGAGTCGGCGGAGGCGTAGAACCTAACGTACTAGTTGGGGTCATCGTAGGGGTGTACGAAGGAGTAGGTTGAGGAGTAGAAGAAGGAGTCGGAGAAGGCGGTTGTTGTACTACTACTAAAGCGGCTTCGGTATTACATCCGCATCCACTATAACTAGCAACACCCGTATTCGTAAATCCCGAAGAAATATAATAGTGTTCTCTTAAACCCTCTCCTAAATTAGTTGTATCCTCGAATACTTGAAAACAGCCTAAATAATTTAAGTTGTCGTCGAATAGTTTAACGTAGTTCCCTATGTATGCGAATATGTTAAACATTAAATCTGTACTAGTATAAAGAGTATCCCCTGGCGTAGAACAAGGGTCGAATCTTATATTCATTACGGGGTGTCCTTCGTATTCTCTCGTAAGTTTAATAAGTTCTATATCACAAATACCAGGTTCTAATAAGTTATAATTAGAAATCTTATTTATTCGGTAATAGGTATTATCGATAAGGATTTTTTCGTTATATCTCAAACTCTTTATATCACAAGGGTATAAATAGATTTTAGCCGAAACTATTTTATTCTCTTCGTTCGTAAGGTCTAGAATATAAGGTTCGTAGTAGATATTGTATAAGTCCTTCGCAATGAAAGCGTCCTCTCGAGGTTGAATAATAGTTTGGTCTGAACCTCTCCAATTCGTATAGTGAGATAGGTTATTATAATTCCAAGGATAAGTAGTAAATCTATTCATCTCGAGGAAGTGGTCTTGTTGAATAGTACCTCCCGCGTTTACATACCAAAACTGATACGGGGTCGTTCCCGTAGTTCCTACGAAACCGAACGTACCAGTCGGTATTGTAACTCCTCTAAATAGTAATCTTGGTAATATCTTAAAAGGTAAAAATTGTTGTTCCACTGTACCCGTTCTTTCGGTTTGAGATACTTTTGAGAAAGAAGGTAGAGTTAAGTAGGGTTGATAAGCAGCGTAAATAGTAATATCTAACGGACTACTAAAGAGGTAAGAAAAAGTAGTAGTACTATCTTTATAATCTATATTAAGATTTTTCTTTTCAGTACCGAATATTCTATTACTCGCTTTTTGAAAGTTTTGATTAGCCCAATCTTGGTCTAACTTAAATTGGAAATCTAATGTTCCGTTAATTAGAGAGGTCGTCGGCGTAATCGTCATAGGTTGACTTCGGTCGATTTTAGTAGTCCAATCTAATACGTCTCCCTTACCGATAAAATCTATTATAGGTTCGATTCTTAACGTATCGGGATAATCGGGTTCAGGTGCTACAATTAAATTGAAATAACGATTTATACTACTAATGAAATCGATTTGTTTATAGTCGTTGTCGGGAAACTCTATAGAGTAATTCACTGTTTGACCTGATACGAGGAAGGTAGGGAAAGGGGCGATAAGGCTTTGAGTAAAGCCCGTAATAACCATATAATCTAAAGTAAAATTGACTTGGAAGGTTCCGCCTGACGTATCTAAAACGTATTGAGCCGTAAGATTAACAGGGTCAGGGAAATCACAAATAAATCCTCCGTCGATTTGAGTAGCTGTTCCTAAAGTAGTATTAACAATATTCAACGTATATCGTGGAACATTAGGAAACGAAGTACAAGGTATAAAAGGTACAGCGGTAAAGTCGAACTTAAGAGTATAAGTACCAGGGTAAGAAGTAGGGATAGTAAACGAATTACTAGTGACCCCGAATCCTAAAGTATTACATTCGATATTGATTGAAGGGTTTGTATAGTTAGGGGTTCCTAGCGGTGGTATTGTAGCGTTGTAATAAGTAAAACAAGCGGGGGTAAGTCCTCTATTATAAACGCTCTCGTCGAGGAACTTTAACGGCATCATAAACTTACCGAAATAAGAAGTATCGAAGAAATCACTTCTAATCTTATATCCCGCGTCTTCTACGATACTTTTATAAAGTTCTCTAACTTGAATTGTAGGCTTAAAATAATAATCCCAAACAGGAGTACCGCTAAAATCGAAATATCCAACTTGAGGAGCGTACGTACCTCCGCTAGGTGGCGTAAAATAAACTAACGGGGTAGTTTGATAATCTACGGAGTCCCCTGAAATATAGTTATAACCGATATTATAAAGTCCCCACATCGTCTTACCATTTTGATAAGAATAGTCAGTAGTACCCGTTAAAGCAAATAAATCGGGGTCGTATTGGGATTGTAGTACTACGTTCGGACTATAAGGGTGGTCTACGGCGGTTAGGTCTACTTCTCTTAAAAACTTATCCCCGATATTAGCGGCTAAATCTCCGACTTGATTATAAAACGTTACATTATAAACTACTTCTTCTAGTTGAATCGTTACACTCTCTAAACGTAGATTACCTTGTAGTATTTCTAATCCGTCCCAAGTTATAATCGCAGGGAACTTTTGATTAGGATTAAAGTTAGTAGGGATACTATTAACGTCGTAATAATAATCGAATACGTCGTTATTCTTTTTCGTACCAGGTAAACTAAAACTTTGAGAGAATGCGCTGTTCTTAAGGGTAATGTCTTGAATCTCTGCGAACGAAAACGACATAGTCATCGGTTCGTTTTGGTATAAATCCAAGAATACTAAATCACTCCCTATCGTAGTTCTTATTTGTAAACTCATTAGTAAGGTAAATCGTATCTTCTGTAAGGGGTCTGCTTAACCTCGAGAGTATATTGAAATATTCTTTGGTATTTTTGTTGGAAGACCTCTACGCTTTTATTCATAACTATACAAGGTATTAAATACGGAAATATAGTAGTTTGATTTTTTTCGGGGTAATAATTATCCATTATCATATAGAGATAAGGAGACATTAAAAGTTGTTCTATAATATCTCTATCGTTTTGATATACGAATCCACTATCGAAAGTAAATAACTCGTCGGCTTGTCCGTAATAAACGCTCTCTATAGAATCGTAAGATTGTCTATTCCAAAGTGTAGTATTAAGGGATTTAGTCGACTGATAAGTTTTCATTCTAGGAGCGTAGGTCTTCTGACTCTTTTTAGTAAAGGTGTAAGTATCCCAAACTCCTTGTCTATTCATAAACAAGAAATTATAAGGGTCGTTAAAACATTCTTTACCGACCATCTTATATTGTACTATCTCACTTACCCTATCCGAACCTGAAGGGTCGCAAGTACCCGACGATAAGAATATCGCAACATCACTCATCTCGAGATAGTTGGGATTTTGTTTATAAACCCCGTAGGCTATGCGTTGACCTAAATACGAATTATAATTAGCCCCTGAAGTAGAACTGATAGGTAATACTTGAGCCGTATCGTAGTTCATCTGTCCGTTTCCTTGAGTTTTTAGAAGATAAGTAATCGACCCTATAACATTACTATTATCGTAAAGGGGATTCTCCCCGTACATAAACGGAAGAACTATCGGACAATTATAATAATGAGTTCTCCATCGTGTTTGTTCTACGGGACTTCCGAATGCGGTCATAGGTATAGTTTCCGAACCGAATGTAGCCATAAACTTTCCGTCCTGATTAAAAGGAGATGACCCTGTATTCATAGAGTAATCGAATACTCTAGTATTCAGGTAGTTATATTGACCCGTTAGGTTAGTACCTGAATAATAATAGGTAAAGGCGCTTAAATCGGAAACTCCGTATCTTTTATTATCTTGAACGCCAGGATATATCATAACTCCGTAAGGTTGAGTCGCAGCGCTTAAGACGTTTAGAGATTGACCCGTCCACCCCGAATAAACGTTATAATTCGTCGTATCTATTTGTAAGGTAGTAGTACCTCCACTCGTATATTGAACCCCAAAAATACACCTATATTCGTTAATCATAAAGAGGTTCTCAAATCCTTCATAACCTCCGTTAAATCCGTTCGAGAAAGATATTGTACTTAACTTTCCGTTATTGATTGTCGCTTGAGAAGTATTACCTGTAATATTCGGAGGGGTATTTTGACTTATGTAAACGTTATAGGGATTAGTTTGAGCGGAAGGGGTAGGGGTATAAATCATAGTTGAGTTTCGAGGATTAGCCGTTACTAGATTTCTAATCACTGTTTCAACGTTAAAGATACAATGTCCGTACTCGTTTACGGGTATAACTAATCTACAAGCCTTCTTCGTATCTTGAAGAGTACCTGTGGTATTATTTATTCCAATCTCGTTTCCGTAAGGATTAGAGTAGATGTCTACGACTAATCTTATATCGGTATAAGCGGAGTAATCATTCATCTTGATATTCCAAGTATGGTCTGAATGACTTTCTGTTACATCTAAAGGTTTTTGTATTACGTCTAAAACTAAACTCATGCCTTACTTAATTCTTTTTTAATCATCTTATCTAAAATGATATTTATGTCTTCCCTCGCAGCCTCGAATACTCTTTCTAGTTCTTGTCTTAATTCGGGAGGAGTACCCGCAGGTAATCTATTTACGTCTAATAATCTTTCTAAAGTTGTTACACTTCTATCGAAAAAGTTTCGAGGTCTTATCCCCTTCTTCCATATCGACGCTCTTATCGCAAAGGCTAAACTTAAACTTTCGTCTCCGCCTGCTAGTCCTTTTTGTTCTATCCATAGTTTAAGAGCGGGGATAGGTACGGCTCCTGGCTTACCTGCTCCCTTATTATTAGGTGAAATAGGTCTATCGTTTCCTCTAGCCTTACGACCTTTATTTAAGTACTTCCAATAATCCGCGTATTGAATTTGAATAACGGGGTCTCCGTCGGCTCCCTTTACTATTTTATAAGAAATAGAATCTAATAAGAATCCCGAAGCAATCGCATTACTCGTTCTTATCTTTCTTTTCATTATACTAACCCACATCTTACCTACTCGGTGGAGGGCTAATTCGGTCATTGGAAACATAATCTTATATTGGTTTTAATCCAAATCCCCAAGGGGTTTGAGTTGTTATAGTCGTAACATAATTTGTTGTTATTTCCGCAGGTGTATAAGATGATTGGAATGGTAAGTTTAGAACATTAGCATTTTGACCGAATGTTCCGTATTTCTGACCTACTTGAGTTGCTGTTCCCACAGCGTTTAAGTAAAACCCTAAATTGTATGCGTATGCTTGGTTTGTAATGGTAATATTAGCGGAACCATATCTTACAGTTGGCGTAACACCACCATTACTAACATAAAACGCTACAATATAATATCCAGCACCAGTTCCACTAAAAGATAAAGTTGAGGGTAAGATAGTAGTTTTAATCCCCGTAGTAGCGGGTGCGAAACTATCTAAAGTAATACCACTCATAATCAAATTAGCGGGGGCAATACCTATATTTGGAACTTGTTGTAAAGTATAAAATGCCATACTTACAACATCACTTGTAGATGATAATGTCCCAAGGTTATAACTCACGGCTGAATAAGAATAAACACCAGGGTCATAAAATGCTAGATATATCACTTTATTTTGTGTATTGGCAATATTAGCAGAACCAGCACCTGCTCCAATTCCACTACCAGCATAATCTGGTTTTAAGTTATTCATACCTACTACGTTCGGGGATATAATACCTTGAGTAGATATTCTAGTATTTGTATCATTACCAAGTCCATCTTGTATTTGTTGATAGGTCGAGGTTATACCCGTAGTGGAGTCCGCTAGTTTGAGTAAACCATCGTATGTATCTTTTATCTGTTGTCCTGTTAAAGTACTCATATTGTTTCTTTATTATAAATATATTTTATA